CCATATCTGTTTTTCATAAAGTGAAACTTACCAGTACCTTCAATTTTATCTTTGCGTTTACGAGCTAAAGATATAATAATATCTCCAATCATTATTTTTTCATATGATCCAGCGGCATTATCACCTTCAATAATATCGCTTTTAGCAGCACCTCTGTTTGCTTGTGATGGAGATATAACCGGTATTCCTTTTTCTTTTCCAAATGCTTTAGCAGCTACATAAACGTCATCTATTTCATCTTTACGTTCTTTTCTACCTTTAGTACGCATGTAGTCTAGATAGTCAATGATAATTAAATCTGGTTTAAAATCATTCTGATGTTCTAGTTGTTGTAAATGGGCATCAATAGTATCAAACGATGCTCGTTTAGGCGGATATTCTTTAATAATAACTTTACCTTTTACTTTACCTACTATTTCATCTACTTCTTTACGATGGTCTTTTAATCTATCTATTGGTATTCCTGAAAATATAGAATCGTATCGTTTACCTACGTATCCTTCACCTAACTCTAATGAGTAATGTACTACATTGAATCCTAATGCAGCTGCGTAAGCTCCCATAGCTGCTACTACCCATGATTTACCACCCCCTGGGTTTCCAAATATTAATACCAAATCACCCTTACCGTATCCACCTTGAGTCATTTCGTTAAATACAGGCCATGGAAATGGAATACAGTTACGGTCGTCTTCACGGTATCTAGCTTCAATATCTAAATTGTAATCTAAACCAACTGTTTTATCTTCACCAGATCTTACTGCTTTGCTTATCAGTTGAAGTATACTATCAAAATCATTCATTTCGAGTAACTGTACTGAGTTAAGGATGGCTGTTTTTACCTGCTGATTACGGCAGAAGCTACTAAATTCAGCTTCAACCCATTCTAAATCGCTTTGATCAGACATTTTATATGCATCTTTCAATGCTTCTACAATAGATATTCTTAATACTTCATTTTCAATTTTTTTAACCTCAATAGACATTGTCTCTACTGTAGGTGTAGTATGATACTGTGAGAAGTATTTTTGAATATATTCTACTATCCACTTATGAGCTGATGATTCAAAATATTCAGCATCTAGTGAATCTATAATGTTTATTAAAAATTGGCGTTGTGTTAACAACGCACCTAATACTTTTACTTGAAATGCATTACCATATGCATTTAATTTACCTAATGTAGTCATAACTTATTTAATTTATTTAAAGGAGTCCAGGTAACTAAACAATTGATTCATCCAGGCTTGTGCATTTGGGATGCTTTCACCTAACTTATCATTATGATATAGTTGAAGAAACAACGGCATATTCAATTCATAAGGGTTGTTAAAAGCGTCTTTAATTAACTGCATGTTATCTGGTGATATGAAGTCTCCACTCAAAGACATCAACTGTTGATTAATTTCTAATTGTTTTTGTCTTTCAACGACAGCAGCATATAATTTATTCTCATTAATAAGTTCAGCTGATTTTTCTATAATGTTTTTTAATGTTACTTTATTATCACTAGTTAGCTCTGGATATAGTTTAATTAGCTTTTTAGGACCTAAGCCACTAACTCCTGGTACATTATCTGATGCATCGCCTAGTAATATTTTATAATTTATAAAATTACTACAACTAACAGTATATTCTTCTTTTACTTCTTCAGGGCCGTACATTTTCTTCTTTACAGGTGAATATACGTACACTTTCTCTGACACTAACTGAAGAAAGTCTTTATCAGCTGACATTACAGTTACTTTTTGTGTTTCATCGTATTTTTGAAACTTATTAACTAAATACCCAATGATATCGTCTGCCTCTAACCCATCAATACTAATTATAGTAACAGGAAGACATTGTAAATACTGTATTAATCTTTCTATTTGGTTATTAATACTTTCTGTTTCTTCTTCTTTATTTTGAAATATAGAGTAATTAGTCATGCGGTTAGCATTTCTATTTGCTTTATAGTCAGGAAATAAATTTCTCCTAGCGTTTGAAGCACCCACACCATCAAACACAATAACCACTTTGGTAGGATCCATTATTCGGATAGCATAGCCTATTGATTTTAGGAATCCAGTAAGACCACCAATATGATGACCATCTGGATTAATGTGATTAATCATAGTAAACGACCTCAAAAATGTGTTGAGGCCGTCTATGATTAGTATTGAGCTTAATTCTTTACGAATGTCAGGCTGTACGTTGGAGAGTAACTCATAATACTTATTACTCATGTTTGTTTTATTTTATTCTATTCCATCATTATCTATCTCTACAATAGGAGAGATTTTACTACTTTCTTCCCATTCGCTGCTGTCTTCTGTAATCTGAAGTTCATCTACATTAACTCTCTCACCAAACCATTCATGAGCATGAGCTGCTTTGTATGCTTTTTCTTCGTCTTTATTATCAGAAATAAAACCGTGTGGAGTTACAATTACTGTAGATGATGTAGCAACACCGCAATCAGCATGGATCTTATCTATTGCTATTTTAGTACGCTTAGCAAATTCAACTTTCTTACCTTTATGTTGTGCATGAATTTTACTAGTACCGCTATTGGTAATATTACCAAACGTAATAACTATAGCAGCATCCCAATACATTGCATTACCACCTTTATTTGTCATTTTAGGTTGAGACATTGGGGTTAATGCTGGTTGAACACCCGTCTTATTAATTACAAAGAATGTATTAGTGTATGGATAGTTTTCCTTACGAGATAATGGAAACTGCTGATTAATAAAATTACCAAACTGAGTTGCCATTGCCCCAGCATTCCACATAGGATTATTATTTCCTTGTTTAACACTCATTTCACATGGTATCGATCCTACTGAATCCCATAAGAACAATAAGTCATAAGGTAATTTACCTTTCTTTTGTTCATTTAGAATATCAGCTATAAATGTAGATACATCTTCTATTGTATTCAATGATGCTCTATCAACATATAGGAAGAAACCTTTATAATCCATTACTTCACCTGTTTCTTCATCAGGGATAGCTTCTATTTCTAATCCCATTGTTTGAGCATGAGCGAAGTCCCACTTCATCTCAGTAATAATAAAAACGGGTAAAATGCCCATTTTTTGGGCATTTACCGCAGCCTCTATCAGCAATGTAGTTTTACCTGTGTCGGATCCTCCTCTAGCTATTACTACCTGTCCCATAGGAATACCAGGGATAGATAATGCATCTTTTACTGCTGGTGAGAAGGGTATCCATTTTTGTTTTTTAAATTTTGACGATTGGTCTAAAAATTTAGATTTTTTAAACGCATTAATGTCAAATGATTTTTTCAGTGAATCAGAAACCACTGATGTTAAACTAGCTGATTTTGCCATAATTAATTATTTTACATCTTATGAGAAGAGATCGTTAAACTTATCTGCATTACTTGTTTTAGCAGGAGGTGTTTCTAGAGAATAGGTTGGTGTTACTGGTTTAGTCATTTCAGATATAAAGTCATCTTCTTCCTCATCTTCATCTTTAGATGCGATAGGAGCCTCAGTAGTAGTTTCATCTTCTGGGTGTAACCATTTAGTTAGTATCTCTTTAAGATCATCGTATGTAAACTTACGATTAATACCTAAAATATCAGGTTGGTCATTTAGTACTTTTTCTACCAATGCCGCGTCTTCCGATATAGGTGTTGTCTTTGGTTTAACACGAAGAGCACATTTAATACCTTTTCTACCAGCGATAATGTCTTCAGTAGCATCTATTGTGAAGTCTCTACCATCAGTGATGTCTGTAAAATCACCATAGTCTTCATCAGCAGCAATACCTAATAGCTGATCGTTAGTTAATTTACCAAATTCCCATAAACGAGCTCCTAAATGTTCTTCACCACGTATTATTACAGCAGCAAAATAACGAGATTTAGGTTCTACTTTCTTAGCCAATTGCCAATCTTCTTTATCAGATGATTTACGAAGTTGTTTAGCAAAATCCACAATTGGATCAGCTTCACCCCAGTTAGACAATGCTAGGATAGGAAATTTAGCAAAACCATAATGTAGTTGTACCTCACGAATAGGCCATGCTTTGTCATACTTACACGGTAAAATACGAACAACATGTTTACCTACCTTCGGCTTCCAAAAAATCTTGGAATAGTCAATCTTTTCTCGTTGTTGACCACCTTTGTTTTGTGCAGCAGCTAGTTTCTGCTTTGCTAGATTTAAATCCATAATTTATTTGTTTTAAAATTAAATGTAATAATTTTTATCTGCCTATCCAAATATTAAGCGTAAGCTTCAGCTAACTGAAATAAATCTTGGTTAACTTTAATATCTTGTTTTACAGATAATGTACCACTTATTAAACGACCATTCATATCAACTAACATATTAGGTTTAGTTAAATTTTCCTGAACACGGTTAAATACTGCCCATAATGAATTTCCTTCATCTTCAGGACGATGAACATTTAATAATTGTTCAGCATTAATGTTTTTATCTTTAAAGCGTAAATCTAACGCCTCAGCAGCAAATTGCATAATTTGTTTTGATGTTAGTTCTTTATTCTTTAAAGAAGAAAACGCATTCATTGTTGCCTGAGCCAATTCATTTATTCTATTCATAATGAGTGGGTAACGTTGTATACCTTTATCATCATGTGATATTTTACCTATTTCGTTTCCTTGAAAGGAAACAGCTCCATTTGAACATACTAAGCGAAACGCTCCTAATTTAATATCTAATGGTTGGTTTCCTGAGCATGAGTTGCTTAGATATAGGTTCGATAGACACTCCGTTTGTCCTTTGTTGTTTTTCATAGTTAAATCAGGATGGTACATCTTAACGTAGTGTGAATTAACTCTATGATCAGTTTTATTTCTATTTTCACAAACACTTTCTACTTTCCAACCTTGGTTTTTTTCTAAATCATAAACAGCATCTATTGTTTCGATGTATCCTTGTTTAGTTTTAATCCTTTGATTAGTACGGTAATCAGCAGTTAGTGACGGTGCAAAAGCTAATGCTTTTTCAATACTATTAACCGGGATAAATGAGTTTTTCATAATATTATGGTTTTTTATTTGTTGA